AAGTGAAGTGTCACGTCGGCTTCGGCGAATAAGCAGTCTCGCTCGGGGTGAGCGTAGATAGCCATCGGGGTAGCGACCTCGAGCAGAGTCTTGGCGAAGTTCGGTGAACGAACCTCGATGGATCCGTCGACCCAGACGCTGGTCGGAGCGTCCGTGTATCGCCACGGGAATAGTTTAGGAATCTTGGCCGCTCGAACCGGCGATAGTTCGCTCGGCTCGTAGATTATCTGCCAGCCCTTAGCGTCAACCGCTCCGCTCGAGAGTGCAGCGTCGTCGGTGATTAGTAGGTACTCGCAGTCAACGTTGTGCTGACCGAAGGGTCTTTTGATCTCGTCGCTCGCTCCGTAAATGGCTGAGATGATTGCGGTTCTCAACGGTAGGACTCGACCGTCGCCCGGAACTCGTTCTCGTCGAGTTCGTAACGGCTGAACGGCCCGAAGTCTTTAGCGCATAACTTGGTGTCGGGTAACTCGCCGACTCTCATCTTGAGAAGAGCCACGGAATCGTTGCCGGTAATCTCGGCGACCATTTGCGAAACGTCGAGAACGCTAGTCTCGATGCCGCTGCCGGCGTCCCAAGTCTGGTCGTTAGTAGGTAGCCCGCCGATGGCCGCTTTGATGAGGCAGTCGGCTACGTGCGAAGCGGAGACTAGGTCGGTGGTTTGTAAACCGTTGCCGTAGATGGGCATCGGCTCCCCACGCCAAGAAGCAGCGGCGAATGTAGGGATAATCTTGGCTGGGTGACTTTCGCCGTTGGCCTGACCAAGACCAAAGGCGTTGAAAGCGCGTACGTGCGTAACGGGTAGTCCGTGAGCGTGGTGGTAAGCACTTGCCAAACGAACCCCGCAGAGTTTGGTCGCTTGGTAAAGGCTCGGCCAGCAGTCCGGCATCGTGATACCGACGTAGGCAGCTCGATGCTCGAGGGCGGCGTTTAGAACTCGCAGCGTTCCCTTGACGTTGACGTCGACCGCTCTCTCAGCGTCGTCGAATAGTTCGCTAGTTCCGAGAACGCCGGCTAGGTGGATAACGGCTTGACAATGCTCAAGAGGTATCGGGTCGAGCGTGATGTCGGTGCCGAACTTTCGGTCAATCTCGACGACTTTGACGTCGAGGCGTTCTAGTTTCCTGACTACGTACTTGCCGATGAAACCGGACGAACCGGTAACGGCGATCACTTCTTGCGAGCGACCGTGAAGCCTACTAGGGCTCCGACGGAGGCTGATAGAGATACCAGAAGCAGTAGGCCGATTGCTACGGTGCGAACGACTTCGTGTTCTAGAGATTCGCCCACTTCGTTCCAGCCCATTATCCTGAGAGTGCGGCCCAAGTCTTGGGACCGCAGATGCCGTCTGGAGTTAGTCCGTTGCTTTTCTGACAACAGACAACCGCGTCGTGAGTCTGCGCTCCGAAACGCCCGTCCACGCCGTTCGTGTTGAAGCCTCTAGCGTTGAGTAAGTTTTGGAGTGTCTTGACGCAGACTCCCGTCGAACCTTTCTTCAAGATGCGGTTCTCGCACGTGCCGACGCAACGAGGTTTCGATGGTGGTTCCTCGGCTGGTTGAGTTGGTGCGATGGGGATTGACTGCTCGAGCTTGTATTTTGCGATGGCTTCGATGCTCAAGAAGCCCGAGACTCGAGGCCGTAGGTTATCGCCACAACAAGCGGTCGCGTATTGAGTGCCGGCACTCGCTTCGGAGTGCGGTATGCAGCGGAAGTCTCTGCTGATGTAGCCCAGATAGACACCGGTGACTATGCAGTCGGCAGCCGATTCAATAGCGGCGTCGGTAGGCTGTTCGTTGTAAGGCGGGTGAAAGTAGCCATCGAGAACGATAGCGATTGAGCGACTGTTCCAGTCGTAGCCACCGGTGGCGGCTCCCTTGTTGCCCCAGCCACGGCTTTCGACGATTTCTCCCGTTGGGCCGTTGACTATGCCAAACGAGTAAGCGAGCGACGAATAGCCGCGAACGACCTCACTATTTTCTAGGTCACGCCATCTCTGCGGGTCGAACTCAGTCGGCGCACCTTGCGAGGCCGTGTGATGAATGACCACCACGTCGACCTGACCGATGCTGCCGCTAGTCGGAGTCCGACCGCCCCATTCGCCTCTCGGGTGAAAGTTAGCCACTAGACGACGCTCGGGGATTCTTTATCGGGGCCGATGTTCTTACTGGCCAGCGATGATAACGCTGATAATCCTGCGGCGATGCCGGCGAATGCGGCCAGTTTCCAAGCTTCTCCTGAACCAAAATCGACTATGCCGCTTGCTGCGACTACGAAGCCGGATAGGGCTGCTTGGGCGAACGTCTTTACTGCTCGTTCGATTAGGTCTTTGAGGAATAGGTTCATTAGTGCCTTTCGGTTAGCCGCCAAGCCAAGTGGCTTGGAAGTAGACGGGACTTGTTCCACCGGAGTTGGCGAGAACTTGGATCGTTCCGGTTCCGTCGTGTTGAACGCACATCTTGAACAAGTCGCCAACGGCGGCGTTGTAGACGACGGTCACGTTTGGTTTTGGTGATAGGAAACTACCACTACTAAAGTTACCGGCGGCGGCGATAGCGTCGCCAATGACCGGTGCGCCACCACCCGTGGCCTGACGGGTAATAAATAGCGTTTTGTTTTCACCGGATAAAATCGTTGTCCACGTCACCTGCGCCGATAGTAGCCATTTACCGGCGTAACCGGTTGGAACCGTAAACGTGTTAGTAGCAAAGATTGAGCCGTGATCGTAGGTTTCGGTTCCTAACGTGACAACCGTAAATGTGCTGGCGGTGATCGTCTGCGCGCTACTGTTGGTCGCGCTAAACCCCGGCGTAGGTATTCGCGCCTCACGCCACGCGCCCGCCGTGTAGCTGTAAAGACCCTCGGTGCGGTCTCCGGTATTTAGGAAGCAAACCATTCCCTCTTCGGGCGCAGTAATCGCGGAGTCACGCGCTGCGGTAGTCGCAAAGACCATCACGCTCTGCTCCATCAGGTAGTTGTTGACCTCGGAAGCAGTAAGCACCGAACCCGCTACGAATGTCTGAAATCCTGAACCCATTCTCGTTCTCCTTAGTTAGAAGGTTAGTTTGTTGGTGTCGAGTAATCCGAATGTCGCGTTATTTAGAATAAAGAAGCCGGTGTATTGCGTGGCCGACTTGAGATCAAACGTAGTCGACCAAGACTCCGGCGTTATGTCGTGAGATACTCCGTCAATGAAGCAGTCCTTTTCTAGCGTACCCGCTCCGGGAACGGCGAACTTCACCGTAACTCGTTCCAGAATTTTGCGACCAAGTACCTGCGGAAAGAGTGCCGTTTCGCTTCGTTGCGGGGCGATGGTGATACTCGCCGGTCGTAGTTCTGGTGTGGCGTAGATCGACGCCAAGAAGCCAGCGATGCCCTTTGCTTGGTCGGTGCCGTACGTGGTGTCGGTTCCTACGGTGCTGGGAACGGGTAACTCTCGATCAAGGTAGCGCGCTCCGAATAGGCTTTGCGACTCTACGTTGGAGACAACGACCGTCGTTCCGATTAGAGCATCTCCGGTGGCGGCAGCGGTGTCCTTGCGAGATACGCGAACCACGTTGCCGACCAGTTCGTCGTCGTACTTGACCTCAACTTCGGCGAACGGATTAGAGAGTGTGGTGGCGTCAAACGTGGCCTGCGAGGTAATGGCCGTTGTTGCGGTGATTTGATTGTAGCGATCGGCAAAGATTACGGTTCCGTCTTCGCCGATTAGAACGTCGCCTGCCTCGGTGTCGGCTACTTCTTGCAGAAGTTGTAGAACGGTCTGCGTGGCGTTTTGCCTGTTGAGCTTGGTGTTACCGGTGTCGATGTCGCGTAAGTTGTCCGGCCAGTTGATTGCGCTCAGGATCGCCGCAAACCTTGCGCCGGTGAGGTCGTCCTGTGAGCCGATGAGCGGAGTCTGCTCGACCCCAGCGACTACGGGAATGTTAGCGCCGATTCCGGTTGAAACCGAGTCGATACCTACGACCGTGCCTTCGGTGCCGGTAACCACAACGTCAAGGTTTCCGTAAGCAGTTGACGAGATAAAAAGCGTATTCGGCAAGCCGCCGATGATGTTGCCGAACTGCTTGAACGCGTCCGAAACCGTAATCGTGACCGTAGCGTCTTTGACGCTCTGGTCGTAGTCATAGTCCCAAGAGTCGATGAAGCCACGAAAGAGTGTGTATTGCGTAGAGTTCCACGTCGCCTTGATGATGACGGGGCGCGTGGGAACTACGCCGGAAGTTCCGAGAGTAGCAGAAGCGTACGGGCCGCTGAGGTTCGTGGGGTCGTATTGACGCGTCCTGTTATCGAGAACGATCGTGGCGATTCCAGTAGAGAAACGGTCGAGCGAACGGCTGCGGCCACGTCGGGTCGTTACGCTCCGAACGTCGTCGCTGATGTCGTAGAATAACGCGCCGTCGCCAAGTGTCCCGGTGTCTAGTTTTGATACGTTGAGAATAAAGCGAGTGCCGGCGGTGTTCTCGTCAACCACGGAGGGCGCAAAGAGAACCTGTAGCGTAGGCAGAGACACTAGACGCTCAGAGTCGTTAGGCCACGACGTCGAGCTCGAGCAAGAGCGTCTACGACTACCCGCTCGATTTCGGCTGGGTTGCCGGTTACGGTGTTGATCGTGATGTTGGTCGTGGAGCCGCCGCCGCCTAGTTTGTTGTTGGGGATAATGTTCCCGCTGCTCGAGGGTACGAATAGTTCGGGGCCACGTTCACCGACGACGATTGCGCCTTTGCCGGATACCGAGCCGCCTTCGGCGAAGAATCCCTCGAATAGTCGAACCGACCCCTGCTCTTTGGCTCCCTTGCCGGAGTTCAAGGCGGTGTTCAGTTGACTCGGTACGCCACGGAGTAGGTTCTTGAACCAATTGACTTCGCCTTCGCCTTGCGATTTGTCAACGGTGACTTTGGTTTCTTTGAGACTAGGAATGCGATTGAGCGATTCATTTATCGCACCGGCGAGTTCGGGATACTTGACCGCTAGGTCGGTCAGTTTCTGGCGAACGTCTTGAGCCGAGAGACCTTGAGCCTCTAGTTTCTGCTTGTAAGAAAGCACCGAAGTTTCTCCGCTGATGACGGCTTGCGTTGCTGAGGTCTGCGCCGCTTCTAGGTCACGTTGCGCCTTCGCCGCTTCGATTGAACCGTCTCCGTATTTACCAATGGCCTCATTGAGAGCGGTCTGCTTGTCGGCCACGTTCTGAGTTGCCGTGGCGACGGCTTGCTGGCTTGATACCACTCCGAGAGCGGTGCCGGTTAGACCTAAGAGTTGAAGTTTGCCGGCGAGAGTCTCGGCGTTGATGTCGCGCTGCGACTGGACGACGTTCTTGTTCGCTCCGTCGAGAGCGTCTTGTGCGGCCTTTTGCTCGGCGACTGCTTGAGCGTATTCTTTGCTTCCGGTCTTACCGTCGACCGATAAGCGGTTGACTTCGACCTGAGCCTCGGCTAGTCGCTTCTGGGCATCGGCGTACTTGTTCGATGCCTCGCCGCCTAAGCCGAGAGCGTCGCCAAGTCCTCCAAAGAGTCCGATGGCAGGCCCGACAACGGGTATTGCCTGAACGAGTCCGTCGGTTATTCCACCTAGAGCGTCAGAACCGACAACGCTTGCGACCGCTTCGGAGAGCGAACTGAAAGCGTCTTTGAGGTCAAGAATAAAACGAACACCGCCGGCGACGTTGTTGAATAACTCAGTAAGTGCGGGCGCAGCAAGAGTACCGGCAGCCACTTTCACTTCCATTAGAGAGTCGTTCATGTTGTCAACGGCGAGAGAGTATTCGAGAGCCTGATCGAGCGCAGCGTCGTCGAGGATCTGGCCCTTCGGCACGTTCTCGAAGAAAGCCTTGAGACCGGCACCGCCCTTTTCTAGGATCGGAACGAGTTGAGTTCCGACACGCTTGCCAAAGGCTTCGGTGAGAAGTGACGCTCCTTCGGCCCCGCCGCCGAGTTGTTTGTATTTGTCGGCTACGTTCTCAAGCGTTCCTGAGAAGTCGAGGTTTCCGTCTTTGGTTCTGACGACCTCAATGCCGTAGTCCTTGAACACTCCGCTGGTGTTGAGTGCTTGGTCTCGCATTTTCTGAAAGCCTTGCGTGGCTTTAGTGGACGAGATGTCGTAGTCGTCAAGAACGGCGACTAGACGCGACGAGTCGTCCGCTGTACCTCCAGTAGCGTTCTTCACGGTACGAATTGTCGTGGCAAGCGTGGCGAACTCGTCGGCCGCTTTCTTTGCCTCGTTGAATAAAAAAGCACCAGCGAGCGCACCGCCGAAGGCTTTGGTGGCTATGCTGGCGTTTCCAATCGAGGTCTTTAGCGTAGAGAATGTGCCTTCACCGGCAGCAGTAGCACCGGCCACTTCGGCCGATGTTCCTTTGGCGACTACGCCAACCTTCTCGAGCTCTCGAATGGCTCCGGTGCCGTCACCTCGAATGATCAGACTGAGGGTATCTGAGAATGCCATTTAGACTCCGAAAGTTTGAGCGAGTGATTTAGTGAGTGCTACTTCGTAGGCTTTCTTGACCGCCGGCCTCGATGCTTCCGCTCCCTTTTGGAACGGGTGAGAACCGGAACGACCCGGGTGCTTCAACGGGCCTCGAACGACGTTGCCGTCGGCGAAGGCTATTAGTTTGCTAGTCTCGCCACCGCCTCGACGTCGAGAGACTTTTGAGAAGCCAATGTTGTGAGGCTTTGCGCCTCGTTCAACGATTGCCCAGAGACTTCTTGGTCTGGCTTTGACTAACGCCGTTGGAACGGTTCCGTAAGACTTGATGTCGTAACCGACGCCTAGTTTCACGTTGTTGCCCTTACGACGAACGTTCCGGAGTTGCTTCGGGGCGACGAATAGAATCGCCCGTTTTGCCGTGAGTGCGGCGGCGTTCGTGGCTTCGTATTGCGCTCGAGAGTACGTGGTCGCAAACTTTTGCGTCTTGACCACGAGTCCGGGAACGCCGGAGAGTTGCATCTTTGGCAGAATCATTCAGGCTCGTCCCAACTTGCCTGCATGAGTTGCAGGTCTCTAGGTGTGTAGTCTTCTCGCACTTGACGCGGTGTGAGACAGAACGGCGGTCGACCGAGAATGATTACCCATGCGTCGAGGGATCGACCGCCTGCGGAGGGACTGAATCAGCAAACTCCGTAGGCAGGTCGTCCTCGACTAAGTCAAACAAGCCAATCAATTCTCTAGCGGTGTACGACTCGGAGACTTTGACGTCTTCGAGTCGGGAGGCAACCTCTTTTGTTAGGTCCAACGAAACGGGAACTTCCATTAGCGGTCCGTCGAGAACTTGCGCCCAAGAAACGTCGTGCTTCTTGGCAATTGCGTCGATGGATTCGATAGGTAGGTCTCGCAGTTGGAACGGAGGCTTGCCCGGGAACTTTATCGCCCAGACTTTTCCCATTGTTTACTAGCCAACCTTCGCAACCGCAGAAGCGGCCTTGAACGTTCCGCTGATCTTGGCGGCATCGGCGACGCCAGTTTCTACGCTCATGTCGAACGTGGCGGTTCCGAACCAGTAAACGCTGTCGGCGGTAGATGGGTAGAGGTAGAACTTGCGCGCTACTCCGTCAACGGCGGCGGTGTAAAGTTGCGCCGTTGCGTTGTCGTAGAATCCGGCAAATGAACCCGAAACATCTGGCAAGCCAGAAACGTAGGTTTTGTTCGAGTCACCAAAGGCGGTGACGTCAACATCATCAGACGAGAAGTCTGCTCCCCACGAGTTCAAGAAGGTAATCGGCTCGGCCGTACCTGCACTAGCAATACCGGCGTAAAGTCGGCCGGCGCGACCGTGAATTCTTGCCATGATTTTGGCTCCTTAGTTTTTCTCGAAGCGTTCGAGCAAACGTCGAGCGTTGCGCTCGAAAGTACGGTCAGCGACTGCTTCTCGTGCGAGAGCCGTCACTTTGTTTCTTTCGCCTTCATGCCCAAGCCACCAACGAAGTTGGTCGCTTGCCTCAGCCGGCGACGAGAAACTTGGAAGCATTCCAAGAACCTCGTCGCTTTCTGGACGTGGATCACGAAGAAAGAACGTTCCCGTGGCGGCTAATTCAACCTCACGTGGCCCCATTGACCAGCCCTGTTCGAGCTCGGGGCGTTCTGATTCTTTGCGGTAGATGTTGATGCTGGCTTTAGTGTTCTGATAGAACTCGGTGGCTTCTTCGTTGTCGAGGCACCACTCTTGCGGGTGGACTAAGTGCTTTAGAAGCGGAGATGCTTCGTCGAGACCTTGCCAGTTGCCGCCGAACTTTACGTCGATACCGTCGAGGTTCATCTGGTCAAAGAACGCTACCCGTGACGGGTAGCCAGTACCGCAGAAGAAGAAGTCGCTTGCCATCTCGGGATCGGGCTTGACCGCTGGCTTGTGAATGTCGGGGTCGTAAGCGTGCGGAACGTAGTGCGTGTTCGGGTTGACTTCTCTGAACGCCTCGATGTTCGTCGGGTCGTTCAGCAGAACCATGTCGTAGAACGGAGCCTTTTTCAGTTGCCGGTCGTCCTCGTATGGCGATTCGGTGCAAAGCAGAACCGTCTTGTGGCCTCGGCTTCTGATGAGACTTAGGATCTCGGCGTGAACGTAGAAGCCACTAATGACCAGCACCACGTCCGGCCAGAACTCGTAGAGCGCAGTCTCTAAAGACTGAACGGCTAGGCGAACGGCGGACTCAGCGTCGAAGGCTCGTCGGTAGCGTTTCTTGTGTTTCACGTAAGTCGAAGCGAATAGATTTAGTCGGTCGTCGAGGTTGAAGTCCACCACGTCGACTCCGCATTTCTTGAGTCCCTTGACCCAGCCTCGGCAGACGTCAGCGACGCTAAAGTGTGGGCCGGGGCGCACCACGAGAACTCTCATTCTTAGCCGATAATCTCCAAGTCGAACTCGACCCCGAGGTACTCGATTGCGGAATAGGTGTAGACGCCGAAGTTGCCGGCACCAGTTACTCGACAACTGTTTGCGCTCGAGTTTAGCGTTGAGTCTCCGGCGATGGCTTTACGGATTGAATCGCTTCCGTCGACGGAGAGGTAGTCGTCGAGTTTGTCTTGACTGGCTCGAAGTGCTGCTCGACCGGTAAGGATCAAGACCTTCATGTTGAGCGTGTAGGCGACTGCGTTACTGGCCGAGAAAGTGTCGTCGAAACTAATGAACTGACCGTCGCCGACTTGAACGATGGCGCAAGGTACGACAACGCTTTCGGGAACGGTCGTGTAGACTCGGATTCCCATCGTGTCTAGACGGGTTTCAATTCCGTCACGAACGGTCGCTATGTTCACGGAGTGTGCCGCTTGTAGGCTTCCGCTAAAGCTCGAGCGGTCGGGTGGAGTAGGGCTTGGATTCGCAACTCTCCAACGTCGGCACTTCCGGCGACTCCGAACGGAGCGTCGAGAGCCTTGAATAACATGATGCTCTGAATGAGGGCAGCGGTCTGAATGTCGGTCGGTACTGCCGGCCAACCCCACTTCGCTGTCACTTGAACTAGGGCCTCGGACGAAACGGGGAAGTAGTAATCGCCGACGGCGTTGATTCGATAGACGGCTAGAACCGGAGTCCGAGAGAGGTTGTTGAGTGGCTCGAGTTGGTAGTCGGTCGACGCCCAAGTGTTCTCGAACGTTCCGTCGCCGTCCTCGTCGGTCTTGATAATGAGTCCGGTCGTCGTGGAGATGTCGTCGACGAGCATCGTGTCTAGTTTGTTCGCCGAGTAAATGCGTGCGCTGACCGTAGACTCTTGCCAGAAGTGACGTGAGCAGTACCGGTCAATCTGGCGACTGGCCGCCTCGACGCTGGCCTCGAGTAAAGTATTCTCGTTTGCGTCCGCTATGTTCAGCGCGTCTTTGATGAGAGCGAGGGTCGTGTAGCCGTTACTGATTGCCATTAGGCTCCTAAGGTTTGCGGCCGATCCAATGAGCTTCGTAGCCCATTTGGATAGCGAAAGATTCGGTCTGCCAGAGTTTGATGCCGTAGTCGGCGTTCGGCTTGATTCTGTTGTCGAAGTAGAAGAAAGATTCCTCAACCCAGTAACTAACGTGGGTCGGGTCGGCGATTGCTTGCCATTCCCCGTTGAATAGCGGCACGATTATCTCGAACGTTCCGCCGGGTTGAAGTACCCGATGAGCCTCGTTCATTACCTTGATGCGGTCTTGGCCGGCGTGAATGTGTTCCATTACGTGAGACGCTCGAAGTTCTTCGACTTCGTTATCGCCTATCGGCCACGGTGTTTCTTCGGCTTTGCGTTTCCACTCGCCTCGACCGTGAACGGGGTCTAGTTTTGTCCAGCCCGCTCGGTCTATGTTGCCGGCCCCGATGTCAATCTTCACTAGGAATCTCGACGGGGCCACCGAGGACGATGTAAAGTTCTTCGGTCAATAGGTAGGTCTTGCGGTGAGCGCAAGCGATTCCCGTGTGAATGTAGATCGGGATTCCTGCGGCTTGAAGCACTAGCGAGAACGTTAGGTCTTCGGAGACCCATCGTTCTTCGTTATTGCTTCCCACGATGATTTGCTCGTAGAACCACGGGAAGAGTTTGTCGCCTCGAGTTTTCTCTAGTGCGGTTCGGTGAACCAAGAGCATTCCGGTCGGTGCGCCGTTGACCTGCATCAAAGAATTCTGCTGGTAACGCTTTATCGAGTCGAAGACGTTCTCTTCGTTGAACTGGAAGATGAGCGGCCTTAGGCTCGGCATTACGGCTTCGGGTGCGGCTTCTTGGGCGAAGTAAAGGCCGGAGATGACCGGTCGTTCTTCTGGGTCAGCAGCCTCGAGTAGCCCGAGAATGAAGTCCGGGGCGAATAGCAGGTCGGTGTCGACCATTAAAAGCCACTCGTCTTCGCTCTCGTCAAGGAATCTACGAGCGATCTCGTTGCGTGCCTTTGAGACGTTGGCTCCGGAGTTGCCACGAATACGGTCTCCCCAGACGTCAGGGTTCGCTCGTAGCGCGTCCATCAGACAGCCTGCCCATTGGCCGTCTACGTTGCCGTTATCGATCCAAGCGAATGCGACGGTCACTTGGTGCGCTTGACCGCTTTTGGCTTGACCGCTCGTTCCGCTTTTGGCGGTGCGACTGCGGTTTCTTCAACTTCGTCGGAGACGATGAAGCCGAGTTTGCGTAACTCGACGTCGACTTCTCTAACGCTGTCTGTCATTCCTCGCTCGAGGTAGCCGAGACGTTCTTTCAGCAGTGCGGAGACCATCGTTGCCATTCGTGTTCCTTTCGGAGGCGAGCCGGTAAGCGGCCGAGGGTATTTAGCCCTCGACCGCCGTTCCGGTTAGTGATTAGAACGTAGGTGTAACTAAACCGGTTCCCGAGATGAGGGAAACGGCAGTAGGATAACGCCCCGCCGTAAAGGCAGAGTATCCGTAGGCTACGAGCTTCACGGTGAGCGAAGCCGACCCCACGTCCTCGAAACGTGCCTGAATCGGCGCGTTAGGAGTTTCCCAGAGGTGCAAGTCAGCAGCGCGAGCCACGATGATTACGTCCTCTGTTCCGGAAGTGTTGCTGTTTCCGGAAGACCAAGTGGTAGGAATGCTGGCGTCGGTAACAACGGGCAAGCCCATCAGTTGACCAACAACTTGACCATAAGCGGCCGTGTCGCCTGTACCTATCGCGTTCATTGGAGATGAAGCGTTAGGCACTACGAGCGGACGGTCACTTCCATCAACCGCAGCGGTGAAGAACGCCCAACGACGTGGGTGCATCACGATAACGGTAGGTGGCAAGAAGCGGGTTGTATTCACTTCTTGAATAGCGTCAGCAAGTTTCGGGTAAAGCAGTTTCACGGTTGGCGAACCAGTCGTGAACGCTGTGGTGTTGATACCCGAAGTCGCAACGAGTCCCAAGTGAGTTCCTGATGTACCCGGGTCGTTTATGATTCCTCGGTCCAACTCGGTGTGGTACGCGCTGATCAGGTCTGCGAACACGAGGTTCGAGGTTCCTGCTTCACCACGTTCTAGCAATTGACGAGACACGTCTTGCTGTCCGGCAATTGTGCGAACGTTTACGGTCAAGAGCGTGTCATCGAGATCGGTTTCCGACACGCTTGCGTTTTCGGTGGCTTGAATCGCAGCGGTGCTACCAGTAGTAACCCGACCGATGTTTATGGTCATTCCAGCTTGAGGAAGCGGTTGCGCGTCACACACGTTTGCAAACGGACGTCCTGCACGCGCTTTTTCGGCGAACAGGTTGACGAGGTACTGAGGTATGACCAATCCGGTGAATGCTCCAGTTCCAACGTCACGACGTTCGATTGACTCTTCGTGCTGGTGGCGGTTGATGCGCTCGGAAGCCAATGACTCGCCACGGAAAGCGGCGTACGCGTCACTCAGGAAGTTATTCTCTGAGGTAGGCGAGTAGGTGCGGGCTTCTGAAGTAACAACTGCGGAACGAACTACGTCGTCGGTTCCTTCGGCCTTGCGGGCCTCGATTGAAACAACTTCACGAGCCGACAAATCCTCTAGCTCGACGATTTGCTCGTCTAGCGTGCGGATTTCGGCGTGCTTGCTTTTTATTGTTTCTGATTCTTCGTCGGTGAGGTCTATGTCAGCCTCGGCCGCTGCGTCAAGTGACGAGCGAACTTCGCTGAGCAGCCCTTCGCGACGCGATACTAAGCGTGCTAGGTAATCCATAGTGGATTCCTTTCGGGTTGAGTGATTAGGAAGCGACTAGGTGTTGCTAACGTGGCGAGTCGTAGAACGAGTGCCGAGGTTAGGTAACGGGCTTGTCGATGTTACTAGGGACGCTTGCGGCTGAGTTCAAGATACTCGGTCTCGGCGGCAAGGCGTTTTGAGAATACTTTTGGCGGTACGACCACTTCTTCTTGAGAAGGTTGACGGCTGCGAATAGCGGCCATCGTGGCTTCGTAGGCTGGGTAGGTCACGACGCTCACGTCGAAGAGTTGAACTTCCTCGAGCGTGCGAAGCGAACGGTCCGTGTTCCAAGAGTCGGTCACGGTTCTGAACGCGAAACTCATCTGGTCGATGTCTCCACGTTGAACCGCTGAGATGACTGAACGCGCTGTGGGCGAGTTCGGATCAAGAGCGGCCTCGACCTTGAGACCGAGTTCGTCTTCTTCGAGCGAAAGCGTTCCGCTCTTGCTACGCGCAAGCGGTAGACCTTCGTGGTCGAATAGCAGTCGAACGTCGGCGTCCATGCCGAGAGTGCGCTTGAAAGCACCCGGAGCGATTCGTTCGGTGAATCCACCGAGGTCTTCGCTGGGCGAGTCAAACATGGCGGCGTATCCAACCAGAGTAGAACCGTCGCCATCGGCGCGCAGTTCTGCGTTGGTCAGGTAGCCAACGCGTCGTTCTTCGGTGTCGTCGGCGATCCACGCTGCGCTACGCGCTGCGGGTTCCTCGACCACTTCTTCTTCGTACGTAGTTTCTTCGGTCACGGGTCCTCCTGCTATCCACGCGTCACAAGTTCGTAATGAAGCGCACTTGAAGTCAAAGACTTCGCAGTATCCGAGATCGCCGGCGGCGATGACGGCGTAAGCGTCGTCTGGGTTGTCTAGTCCTTCGGAGATGCAGTCGAGCATCTCCGGTGTCTGAATGAACGCTGCACAATTGCCGCACCGAGCCGCTTTTGCCGCTTCTACTGAATCGTCAAACTGGTCGGCTTTCGCCTGCCAGTATTCTTCGTTCGGTAATGCGGGGTCGAGCGGGCCGTAATTGGCTTCGTCGACCGCTACTTGACGGTTTGCCAAGTTGACCGCTACGTCTTGCGTGGCGACTGGGCAAGTGATTACGCGTTCAGATAAGCGTTCCGACTCCGGCGCAGCCTCCGATACGACCAAAGCCGGAACTTCTTTATTTTCTTCTAGAGCATTGTTTGCCGCTTCGACGATCGCTTTAGCGCGAGAGTATCCAGCGTCGCCTCCCCACAAGGCCCACGCTATGCGGCCGTTCGACGGGTATCCGTCTTCGTCGGGAGTAAAGCCTTCGCCTTGTTTGTCGATCTCATGTCTATCAAAGAAGGCTTTGATTCTTCGCCAAGTGTCTATCGGTAAGTTTTTGCGATTTACGATGTCTCGAGCTCGAGCGATACCGATTTCGGTGCCGCCTCGACCGTATTCGCTACGCCAGTCGAGTCCACGTTGCGCTTCTTCGACCATACCGTCGGTCGGTTGGTAGGAGTCCTCAACGCGTATCTCTAAATCCATTGGTCAATGCTCCAGCCGAGTTCTTTCGCCTCGGTTCGGGTTTCGTGGCGGTAAGTGCCGCCCCATTTCTTGACGTACTGCTTTTCTGAGTTTGTTATCATCTCGTTCAGGTTCCAGCCTTTATCGGCTGCGGTCACGTGATCGAGATGTAGCATCTTGATTCCGCTTTTCTTTACCGTGATGCCGGCGCAACGTAGTCGGTGTTCGTAGTCGGTATCTTCGTGATACGCCGGGGCGAAACCTTCGTCGAAGAGTCCGACCTTGCGAATAACGTTGCTGCCAACAGTAAATGCGGCGAAGCCTTTGCTACTGGTAACGACGCTGTCTTTATCGGACTTACTCACCACGTCAAGTAAAGCCTCGGGCGTGAACTCAATGTCGAAGTTGCAGATTAGCCACCACGGTGCTTGTGGCGTTGACTTGATGATTAGGTTCCAAGCCTGAGCCACGCCGATGTTGTTAGGCATCTGAACGATGTCTACCTTCTCGGCCGATGTCTTTACTTCTTCAACCACTTTGCCGTTGTCGATAATGACCAGATGGTCTACCGGCAACGTTACCGAAGCCAGCATTTTCTTGAGTAAGTCGGGACCGGTCAGGATCGGAATCCCTAAGACCGGAATCATACTGGCGGTTCGGCGTCCTCACCGGTAACTTCGGGAATCCCGCCGGCAGCGTAAAGCATCTCGTCGCCGCCGGGGTACGGTTCACGGTTTTCTAGTGACCGAACTTCGTTGCGGCTGAGTATGCCGTTGGCGATTGCGAGTTGGTAGGACTGGTAGCGAGTTAGCGTTTCGCTTCGTAGATAAGCGTCGGCGTTGAATCGAACCGTCTGTCGTCCGGGAAGGATTGACGAAAGTCCCTGCTCGAGTTTCTGGATCCACGGTAGAAGCGTGTGCCGGACGAAGTTGATGCCGGCGGCTTCTTGGTTCTGGTAAGTCTGACCGTCGCCTTTTGCGTTGATGAGATGAGCCGGCACTCGGTAGATTCGAGCGATGTCGTGAACCAGTTGCTCACGAGTTTCTAGCATCTGACTATCGGCTGCGCTTGCGACCACGGGTCGCCACTTGAGGCCGCCGGATAGAACTGCGGTGCGTCGTGACTGTGCGTGGAAGTCGGCCCAGCCCTTACTCATTTCGTCACGTTGTTCGGTCGTGAGGTTGGCATCAGTTTCTAAGACGCTCGACGGTATGCCGCCTTCACCGTAGAACTGTTGAAGATGACGACTCATGGCGAGAGCCAGTCCGATGTTGCCACGGTTCGCTTCCATCGGCGAGAGACCGAGAATCTGCCCCGGCAAGGTTAGCCACGGAAGATGAAGCAACGTAGACGAGTCAAACTTTGCGTCGCCGATGTTGAACGTTATCCGCTTTGTTGTCTTGTCACGTTCGGCTCGAACGGCCATCGGATCAAGAACTCGCAGCTCTGCCGGCATCGCTCTCTGGTCGAGTGAGTAAGCGATAAAGGCATTTCCGTGAAGGGCCATGCTCATAATGACTTGGCTGACGAACTGATACTTGAGTTGGTCGGGGTTCGGTCGAACTAAGACGCTCGGAGTTTCTAGTGCTTCTCTACGTTCTCCGACTTGGCGAAAGGTTCCCCACGGCATTGAAGCGATTGAGTCGGCGATAATCGACACACAGGCGAACACACTTGATACTGCGAAAGCGGTCTGGTCGTTTACGGCTTCTCGTGTGTAGTTGAAGCCGCCGCCACGTTGAACCGCTAATAGTTCGGCGAGAGTCGGGTTAGATGAAGCACGCTTTTCTGAACGAAAGCGATCGAATAGTGCCACAAGAACCTCCGGCTAAATAAATGTGATGGCCGGCTGCGGTGTCGCGCCAGCGAACGTTGCTCGGTCGAAGCCGATGATGGCGGCGATTCCGAGGTCAATCTTGCGAAGAGATGTCGTCGACTCTTTGGTCGGGCGCATTCCTCGACGGTCTCGTTTGAGAACCATGTTTGCGATGTGCCGGTTTAGTCTGGCATCGTCGTCGTGCGTTACGCCTTCGTCTAGAACGGCGTCGTAAAACTTTTGCCACGCCGGGATCATTCGAGCGAGCGATCCGGTCGGCCACTCCACGATTGGAATTGACCGTTCCTCGAGTACCTGCATCGAACGCTGCCAACGATACGGGTCGCACGCTACTTCTTTCACTTGGTACTTGCGGCAAGCGTTCTCGATTGCTTCTTCGACGTCGGCTACGTTGACTCGCCAAGTGTCGTCGTCGAGTGGTCGTTCCCAAGCGTCGATGACGAAGATGTGCGGCGTTTCTTCTCTGGTCACTCCAACTAAAGCGGTGGAGTCGCCAGCGTAAGAACCGTCGAACCCGAGAACTATCTCGGTTCCGTCTTCTATGTGTTTCGGTGCGGCGCATTTTTCCCACGCTCCGTGCGGGAACGCTGCGTCTTGCGCTACCACCCAGAGGTTGAGTCGCTTCGTGCGGAACTCTGCTTCTGGGGTTCGGGGTAGCACCGACTCGAAGTCCTCGAGGGCGACTAGATCGTCGATGCCGGGGTTACACTCTCGCCAGACCTTAGGGTCTCGGTGGTCGGCTTCGATGTCGTCGGGTTCCCACCAAGCGAAGAAGAAGTTAGGGTCTTCGACTTCTTTTGTCGAGACCTGACAA